TCTGAAAGAATTTGGGTAGCTGCTGTAAAGTCTTTATTCTTAATTATAGATTCGTCAATAGTTACGCCAAGCTTTTTTAGAGCTCCAAAATTGCCGTCGTGTGCTTTAGCTAAAGCTTCAGATACAGCAGTTAAATTTTTTCCTGTTCCTGCTGAAACATCTAAAGCTATAGACTGTAATCTTTGCGCTTCTGTAACGTCTTTTGTGGCTCTTGTTAATCTATCTAGGCTAGGACGTAAATCGTCGTCTGTAACTCCAAAAGCTAAAGAAGTCTTAGTAATATAATCTTCAGTGGCTTTGATTTGAGCATTAGTAGCCCCTGTAACGTTCTTTAAAGTAGTAGCTAGCTTTAATTGTGCAGCTTCGTCTTCTACGGCAGCTTTAACGCCGTCTATGGCTAGTTTACCTGCGTAGGCAGCAGCAGCAGCTCCAGCAGCTAAAAACGCTGCCCCTGCGACTTTAGACCATTTGCCTAATTTGTCTCCAAAACCCTGAACTTCGTTATCAGCTGTTCCCAGTTTTTTTCTAAGGTCGTCGACGTCTGCAAGGATAGACAGCTTTAACGTTCTACTACCTGCCATTAGTCATACTCCTTTAAGATTCGGCTAAATGCTTCTTCCCATTGTCTCACGAGTTCAGGTTGATTTTCGCGAAGCGTAGGATAAATGAAATAACCTTTAGCTCCTCTACCAAATCGACCAGACCAGCTCGGGAATTGCGGATATTTCTTAGAGCCAAATTCGTAACCAGCCCAAAGAGTTTTAGTGTCTCCACCGCCCGAGAATTTCTGCGAAGCAAAACCATAAGATAATTCTCCGATTTTAGAGCTTTTAGAAACTCTAACTCCGTCCGCTACTCGCTGGACTGCGTCGGCTGCGACCGTGCGACTTCTGGCAGTATCTTTAATCTTATCTGCTAGAAACTGCGCTAAAGCGTTAGATTCTTTTTTAGCTTCTTCTAAAGCTTGCTCGTCCATAGCTTTAAACGCTTTAACTATGCCACGAAGTTCAGCTTTGTCATAGCTGATAGCGTCGCTAGCCATTACGTTCCTCCAATATAGCCAAAGCCGTTAAAATCTGTTCTCCTGTTTGCCACTCGCTCATAGGAATTCCAGTAGCTAAAGCTAATTCGACTAGAAGCCTATTTACGCTTCCTCTAGGGTAGCTTTTGGGTCGACTGCGCCAACCTCAATATCTATAACAGATTCTGTCCAAATATCGAAAGGCTTCACCGCCTTACCTGCTGCTTCTCTTTTCATAGCTGAATAAGCTACGAATAAAATATCCCAGATTCCAGAGAAATCAGAAATAGATTTCTTAGTCTCTCTTTCCCATTTGGCAAAGTCAGGCGGATAGGCTACATAAGTAGCCATATCCCCCGACGCGTATTTAATTGTAATTTCTTTTTGCATTTGCTCTCGGCTTTCTAATTATGAAAAGGATTCTGTAGGAGTTCCTACGACTGTAAACGCCAGAGAAACGGTCTGAGCTCCTGGAGCTGTTCCGCCTACTGCTGGAAATACAGGTAGAACAGAAACGCCAAAGGTTGCGCCTGTGACTGCTGTAACTGTTCCTGTTAGTGCTGTGTTTGGTGCTGTTTCTGCTGCTGTCCATAGTGCTTCGCAAATTGAAGTAGCTGCGCCCCAGTCGGCTAGCATTTCAACATTTAAAGTCCATTGGTCGTCGACGTGCTTATAAGCCTTACCGTCTAAAGTCTGGTAAGTGTCGATAGTTGGTGAGTTAACTAAGGTAACGCTAGTAGCCTGTGCGTCATACGCTTTTGAATCTATAGTTAAGGCTAAATCGCGACCTGTAATTACTGTAGTAGCCATTTATGCTCCTTGAGTGTAGTAAGTCGTGACGCGAATATCGGAAACTAACACGGTGCTAGCTCCTATCTGCGTTACTGTTGGTCTTTCGATATTTCCCACTTCGTAACCTGCTGGTAACGCTGCGAGAATACTAATTATAAGCTGCTCGATATTATCGAGAGCTCCTGGATTAGAGTTATAGGCGACTACCGCGCTAATAACTAAATTAACTTCGACCTTAGTAGTTGCCTTATTTATTAAGTTAGGAACTAGATAAGGTGAATCTGGAATAATAACTACGGCAGGAGGAATTACTGCTTCTGGAACATGGTCGTAAGTAGTAGCTGCGACACCTGAAAGAGCAGAAGCTAGCGCACCTCGAACTGAGCTCTGTATCGTCATTGAGCCATAGTCTCCGTGTCAATATATGAACCTAAAAGACCAGATACACGGTTAAAGAGACTGCGTCCTAAACGATAAGGACTTACGCTGAAATCTACTCCCTCAATAGCTCCGCCTGGAGCAATTCGAGACTGAAACACTTCTACAGATACAGCTAATACCGCTGATTCTACTGCTGAATTTCCTACGTAGGTAGAAGCTCCAGATAGCTTTGCTAATCCTGCTGGAATTACATTTTTTTCTAAAATATCTGCGTTAGTAATGTCTGCTCTAAATGTGTAATCAGTTGGAGATTCCAAAACTGTTCGAGTTCCATTAAAAGGAGAACCGCAACCAGTAATAACTACAGACTGACCCTCTGTAAATTCGTGAACTGTAGTAGTAGTAAAAGTAGCTACGTTATCAGTTAGAGAAACTTTCTCGACTGGAGTTTCAAAAGAAACCAGGAGAGGCAGGATAACGGTTTCTGCCGTGTCAATAATGTCATTTAAATAAGCGTCTGAATATAGGGATACTGAAACACCGAGAACGTTACGAAGCTCGGTAGCTGTTACGATAGTTGGCATTTCAGTCCCTCCCTATAGGGTAGGAGGGGAGCCGAGAGCGTCTCCCCTCCTACAGTTTAAATTACGACAGGTTAAAGCGTCTTACGCCTCCGCCTAGCTTCGGCGCTATTGCATAGTAACCATATACTCCGACAGATAACTGACCATTACCTAGAACCTGAACGGTTAGCTGTGTCTTTGGTGCTTCGTAGAAAGTGAAAGCTTCAGGAGCAACGATGAACGCTGATTCATCTACTAGACCTGAGCTCATGTGTGGGTCTACGTAGTAGTTAAGACCTAATACGTTACCAACGATAGAATCTACAGCTGCTGAACCTGCTGCGTTCATTGGGTTATGAGCGACGTAGATAGGACGTCCTGCGTCATCTTGCGCGCCGATAATGGTGCTCCACCAAGAGGTATTAGATACCAAGTTCTTAGCGAACTTACCGCTTGAAGCGTAAGCTGCTGGAGCTTGCTCTGCGATAAATGCCTGAAGACCGTCAATAGTTGCAGCCTGACCGTTAGCCTGTGAGCCTGAAGCTGTGAACGCTGCGATTACTGCTGCGTCTGTTGCCTTTGCGTAAGCCTTGTTCATTTCAGAAACCAATTCTGCATAGTAGCTCGGACCTGAACGGTCTAGGAGCTCCCAGCTAATAATTTCAGACTTTGCAGCTTTCTTTACGTCGACGGTGATATAGCTTGAGGTCATTTCGTCCCCAGCTGTTGTATCGCCGTTTTCTGCGACTGTTGTAATTGTAGGAGCTTGAGTTAGCTTAGGAATTGTAAAGCTCATGCCTGTAGCTGGTAGTGCTCCACGTGAAATAGATTCTACTGCTGGACGACCCAAGATAGTAGAAGTAATGAACTCGTTCATATGAGGAGCGAGTGTTAAGCCTGTGTTATTTGAAGTATCGTCTGCAAAACGAACATATTGACGAGAATCTTCGTCACCCATAGCAGCTTTTACAGAGTGCTCTAGGTAAGTTGCGCTATCCACAATAGGAGAGCGTGGGGTTGCAAATGCTACTGGCTTTGGTGCTGAAGTAGCAGCTTCAACCTTTGCAGCTTCTACCGCTTCATCTACGGCAGGAGCAGGAACGGTAGTGTCTGACACTTGTTCTCCTTCGGTTTTGTTTTCTTCTGAATCGGTTGATTCAGAAACTTGAATATCTGTAGCAGGTGCTTCTTCTGAAGCTGCTACGCGAGCTGAGCGAATTGCTGGCTCTGTTACTAGTGATACTTCTTGAACGCGAGCTGATTCGATAACCATTACTCCGTCTTTTTGTGAAAACTTATCTACAAAAACTCCAACAGAGAACCCGTCGCGTAATCCCTCAGTTGCCTCGATTAAACTGTCCTCGCCAACCATTGTGTTAGCGACGCGGAAAACAGCGTCAACACCCTCTCCAGAAACTTCATAAGAAACTAACTTTCCGATAGGACGAGTATGGTCGTGTTCAAGTAAAAGCTTTGCGGTTTTATTAAAGGTAAGTGATTCAGGAGCGAACATAGTCGCACCTGCTGAAGTATTACCTGCTTCGTTCCAGGTAACGATACGACCTTTTAGTTCGCGGTTATCCTGGCTAGCTGTTAAAGACGAAACGCTGAAATTTATTTTCATCGAATCAAGTCCTCCTCTTGTCTAATCTGTTCGACACTCATAGCACCGACACGGTTTAGGATTTCATATACCTGAGCGCGTTCCAGCGGATTACCGCGTAGGAAATCGTCCAAATCAAAACGCGTCTCTACTAGCGAACTTGAAAAGTCTGGCATAGAGAGACGCTGTTCTATTGCAGTCATTACAGGACGCAAAGAAAAATCTACTAGAGCTTTTCTTTCGGATATTGCGTTACTGTAAGTCATGGAATTTGGCTCTGCTGAAAGGAAGTAGGCAGGAATTCCAGCTAGACGTGCAATTTCTAAAGCTACATACTGACGAGCGTCATTAAGTTGCATACGTGCCGGGTCTAAACCGACTTCTTTTAAATCTACATCTGCATTTAAGAAACCAGTAGCGCGCTTCTTATAACGATTCGCGTTCCAGCTTTCAATAAGTTTAGCTACGCGCTCTTTTGTTAAATTTGTTCCAGTAGATTTTAAAACCATTTGAGGAGTTGGGTATTCTGCAAATTCTTTAGCAGCTTCTTCAAGTGCAATAGCAGCGCGAATAGTGCGAGCACCTGTAGCAAGAATTCCGTCCTCTAAACCATAGAAAGCCTGAATAGAACCTACGCCATTATTAGGAACTGGATTTCCGTCTAATAAATATCCAACGATTTCAGTCGAATTATTATTTAATTCTGGAGTTACACGGTCTGGCGAAATGCGTGTCCAGTCTTGAATCTTGCCGTCTGAATAAACAGACATTACATAAGCATAACCAACGCCATAAAGTTTAATATCGTGAGCTAACCAGGCGTAAACGAAAGAGGCTGGAACTCTCGGGTCGGGTTGTGTTATTGAACGCGGCGGGACGACGTGAGCTCCAGTTGCTTTATTATACTGCTCAATAGGTAGAGAACCGATAACTCCTGTAATAATTCCCATAGAACGTTTTACAGCTGGAACAGTTAAAGCCGCTTGACGTGAAACTGAAGTAATTGGGATAAAGCCGTAGTTATCTGTGTTAATTGGAGATAAAGCTGCGTCTACAGTTTCATCTAACTGAGGAGCAGCTGAAAATAAATTATCTAATAGTCCCATTACCGCAAAGTATAGCGTAAAGTCAAGTTATGCAAATACTACGTCCGTTCCGTCGTCTCCGCGTGTTGCATAATGAGAAACCATAGCCATAGCTACCGTCGCCGAGATATTTGCAGCTGAAGCTTTACGTCCCATAATCCAGCCACCGTCACCAAAAGGTAATTTAACAGCTGAGAGAGCTTGCTTAGTTAATTCTGGCTGACCTAAGTGACGAAGACGACCGCTGGAAATAGCTGAGAGCATTTCGTCGCACGAAGTCGCGTATTCCTGACCGTCGATAGCTTCGATAGGTAGTCCAGCAGGTTTTAATCTTGCAGCTACAGCTCCTGCCGTTCTAGCTGAGTAACCGATATTAAGTAAATGATATTTAACCGCTTCGTCCGCTATGTCATTTGCTAAAGACTTGTCGTCAAGAATCTTGTCATTTGTCCAGGTGCGAAGAAGCACGACCAGGAACTTTTCTTCGTCCAATTTTTGAGCTGCTACTAAAGCTGCGTTTTTTCTGTCTGGAGATAAGTCAATAGCTAGCCAGGTTTCCTTTTCAGGGTCTAGTTTTGCGTCTTTTGTAATGCACTCGGCAAAGAGAACTGGACTGATAGCAGGATTTATTGTGTCAACCCACTCGGTTAAAACTTCAGTCCTGATTATGGATTCCTCGTCATTGAGAATCGAACGGATATTATCGGGGTGAATTGTGTAACCTAATGACGGATTACTTTGAGCAATACCTTGCCAGAATTTAGGATTCTCGGGGTCTATTGGAGTTCCTGGCTCTGCGCTCCACTCGAACCAGGCTAAGGTATCGTCCGACCCAGCTATCTTTGCTTCTGCTCGAGCTTTGAACTTGTTTAGAATTACAGAGTGCTGGTCTCCTGCTGAACTGAATATCCAAATCTGAGGATTCTTAGCAGACATCTGCGAATAACGCATAGAAGCCCAGACTTCTTCGTCTTTATACTCTCGGACTTCGTCCATATAGATAGTATCGACGGCAGCAATACCGCGACCGCTGGAATTATTAGCTCGGATTAAATATCTGTTCCCAGCTAGCGTCTTTAATTCCTGAGAACCTTTGGATTCTATCTTTTTCTGAAACTCGGACTGTAAATGAGGGACTGAATCTATAATCTCAAAGATTTTATAGAAGATTTCAGAGCTGGTAGTTAACTTATGAGCTGTTCCGACCTGTAATTTCTCGTCCCAGAGGAACATGCCAGTCAAGATTCTAAGAGCCATGAACGTAGATTTACCCTGCTGGCGAGCGCATAAAAGCCCTACCTCAGAGTGAGCCCAGCGTCCGTCTGGCTTAACTTTGTGAGCATGAATAGCTAGGTGTTTCTGCCACTC